TGGCACGGCGCGAATTGCTCGCTGGTTGGCTTGCTTTTTCATGCTCACAATTTAGCAAAAGCCCTTTTGGATGTCGAGAATTATTTGCGATTCCGCGCAAATAAAGGCCGATGGAAAGATAGTCTCAAAGCGACACGGGCACGCTGGTTGCTGTGGCCGCTTTGCGCCGCTCACGCGCAGCGTTCGCCAAGGCCAAGTTCGCCCTGACCGCTCGCAGCTTCCGCCGACTCCGACTCAAGCCGCCAATCGCCCCGCCACGCGCGCCGAAAAACCGCGCGCCGGCCAGCGCCATCGCCTCGTCAATCTGTGTTGTTTTCATCGCCCCCACTCTACTCCGCAATACCCCTTTTCGTCAAGAGAATGTCGCCGCCAGACTATCTTTTGTCGCCCCTGGACAAAGAGCGGCCCCAAAATGTCGCGAGCGTCGCCGCCGGACAACTGGACGGTTTTGGACTATCAAGCCGCCAACGCCACTATCGCCGCCGATGCCGCCAACATTGCCCATTGCCGTCAAATGTGCCAATCCCGACGCCACCAGATGCCCCAGGACGCGTCGGAAGCACCTGCCCGCTACCTGGACATGGTCCCGAGCGCCCAGGGCCATTGCACGTAGCCGACACGCGGCTTGACAACCCGCCGGAAGTGGGAATAATTTGCCCTATGCCGGATGTCCTGGATGCCCCGCCGACAGCCCTGCCGCTCATCCCCCAAGCGCATGGTGGAGCAATCCAACCACCAGGGGACGCCGCAAGGGCCGCCCACATGCGAGAACTGAAGCGTCGCAAACGAGCAGCCCAGCCAAACCATCAACCGGCCGCAATCATACCGGAAGCACCACCAGACCGCTGGATAGCCGATAAGCTCGCGGAGGTGCGCGCCCGGATTGATAGCGTATCCACCGCTCTGGCCGACACGCTGACGCCCCGCGAAGCCTGCGAGCACTGCGGCCAGGTCCCACTGGCCGACCCGCTCGACGTGGAGCGGCTGTCCCGTGCGTTGGCTGCCCTGGCCGACTGGGAGCGCCGCCTGGCCGGCCGCCCGGACCCCGGCTCATTCCGGCCCGAGGCGCCCCGGACGCGCAAGCCCAAGGTGGAGCAGGTGCTTGGGGACTGAGCGGCTTGTGGTTTCTGGCCCCAAACACACCCCAACAGGTGGTATACCCGAGCGTATAATCCAGTCCGCGACACCACAAGCGTGCAAGTCGTTGCGGCGAAACCACTTCCGCGTTGCAGGTTTGCGTCATATAACAGTTATATTCAAAACAACTGTTTGAATTCCACTTCGCCCAACATCACCCACCCCTTGCGTTGCCCTGCCCGCTGGAGCAACAGGTAGCGCCAGGGCAAGGTGACGGGGGGCGTCAAAGCATTCTTTTTGCCCGCCGGGGCCAGGGACGGGCCGGGGCACCCTCCCTCGACGGGGGCCTCGGAATGCGTAGGGTATCTTAAAAAATTGCCCAGGTTTCAGCCAACTTTTCCTGGTAATCGGTTGGCGGTGTGATTTTGGGTTGGGTGGGCGTGATGGTGTGGGGTGTTGGCCTGGCTGGTAGGCATTGGCTGGCTTGCGTGGAGAATGAGCCTCCCCCTTCAAGTATGGTGGGTCTGGCGGGCCGGGGGCTGGGGGGCGCTCGCGTCGTGGCTTCTGGTGGGGCATTGGGCGCGCCGGGGAAGGTCAGGCTGTAAGGCCGGGGCGCGTCCCCCTCTTCGTGTTGTTGGGCAGTTCCGTTTTCTTATCCGCCGATGCGGGCACGCGGCTTTTGGCCTGCGGCACGGGCTAACTGTTGGCCATTTCTGGCGCAGGGGATTCAAAGTGTTCTATGGGCGCGATTTTGATGAGGGCTGTTAAAGTCCAATAAACCATGCCGGACGGGCCGTGATTATCGTGTTCATGGTGGATAGAGGCGGCAAGTTTGCGGATGGTGTTGCCAAAGAGGCCGGATGGGCACTGCATTCCTGCGGGGGTGTCTTTGGCCTGATTTCCGGCGCGGTGCAGGAAGAGAATCCAGACGGGAAACGGCGTGAGTTTTTCGACTTCGAGATAATGGGTCCAATGGCGGCGGTCGATGCCGGTTTGCCAGGTTTGAGAGGCGCGGTGCCAGGTGAAAGCCGACTTGGTTTTGGCTTCAATCCAGAGGATTTTGGCGGCATTAAAGGCGAGGAGATCGGGGGAAATAAACCGGCCTTCGGCGGTAAAGAGGCGCGGTCCTTTGCCGTGGCTGAGTTCGACTTCATAGGCGGGCATGACTTGGAATCCTCTGCCGATAAGCCAGCGCGAGATTTGGCTTTCGCCGAGCAGCCCTGTTTTAAGCTGGGCGTTAAAGGATGGCGCAGATGCCGAAATCATGGAAGGCGGCGGCAAAGGCTTTTGGTTTGGGGCCGAGATAGACAAGGGCCTGGCCTTGGAGCGGGGCGGTGGATTCTTTATTTGTGTTCCAGAATTTGACTCTTCCTTTTGGGAAACAGAGGGCGGATGCATGCTCGCAAAGAGACTGGAACCAAAGGGTCTCGGTGGCGTTGTTCACGAGGGCGACGGCCTCTTTAATCTCTCGCGAGGCAAACGATTGGGAGAGTTTGTCGCAGAAAAGGCCGATCAATTCCGAACTATAGGGCGGATTCATCCATACGCGGCCGGTCCAATTCTGTTTGAGTCCGTCATTTTGCGCCGAGAAGAACTTTCCGGCGCCGATTACTGAATTGGCCTCTTTGGATGAGGCGGGATCGAGATCGATTGCGCCGAGAACTTCGAGTGCGGCGGCAATGTAGGGCTTGGGAGTGTACCACTCGTTGTTGCCGGAGTTGTGTGACACGTGGGCGGATGAAAAAACCGAGGCGAGGGCTGTCTTGGCTGATCGGATGGCGGCGTGCTGCTGTGGCTTTTCTTCGGCAAGCCGGCTGAGTTTTTGGCTGAGGGCGCTTTCCTTGAGGGTAATGTTGGAGTCGCGCAAAGTCGGGCATTTTGGGCGATTCCTCTCGGGTATCGCCAGATTTCTACTGCCGGTTGCTTTGGGTTGCGCTCGCAAGAAATCGCCCAAGAGCGTCATCGCGTCAATTTTGACGGCGTGAGCGTAATCAATCGAGTCTTGAGAAAGGCGCTGGCGCCTGGCGTAAATCTCGGCGGCGTGAGCCATGTCGGCAACGCGCTTGGCGCCATTGGCGTCTTTGGCTTCGGCGAGGAGCATCCTGGCCTTATCAAGCCTTGAGACTATAAGATCGGCTGTCATGGTTTGGCTGATTTCCAGCGGCGGCTCATGGCTTGAACAGGTAAAAGGCCAGGAAAGCGATTGCAAGCCACCAGGCGGCGATGATAATTAGATTGAGGGCAAGCCCTGAGACTTTTGGGGGCCTTTTGTTAAAGGCGTCGGCAATCTGATCGGCAATTCCAAGGGCTTGTTCTTTCGTCAACATAAGGATCAGTGGAGTTGTATCCCCGGCGGTGATTCATGCGCCGTAAAACTGGCCAAAAAGGCCGAAGGGCGCTCGCGGGATCTCCCCGCGCAGCATGCCGCCGGGAAAGGGCCGGGTAGCGACCCCGAGGCCATGCTCGCCAGACTCGGCAAAGAAAAAGCCCGCCGGGCCGGCAGACCAGGCGGGCGAGATGGATTTCCACATCCAGCCTCCCGCTCTTTCGAGCGGAAATCTTCAAAGGCCAATGTGGAGGACTGCCGGTCCATGAGCGACTTTTACGTCAAGTCGGTGAATTTGTCAAGACCCCGAATGAAGATTTTTCCGGCCGGGCGATTTACAGCCCGAGGTAACGGCCATAGAGGGTCAGGGCAAGTCCATTACTCCATCGGCGGCACTGGGAATCCATCCTTGAATTTGGGCGATAATCCAGAGGAGCAGCAAGAAGGCGAAAATGGCGAGTGCCTTTGTCATGGCGCGGTCTTTTTCTTGGCCCTTTCGGCCAGCATCTTCTGGAAGCGAACGAACAATTCACGGCGCTCGGCGACGGCGGCGTCATAGACCTTGCGGCCCGATGGAGTCAGGTCTGCTTTGAACTTCAGTTCCCTGGCGTTTTGCCCGGTGAACGGGCGAAGCGTGTGCATGGCAGTTGAGATCGCGCTCGGTTTTTTGCCCTTTTGTAGAAGTTCATCATACGCCGCACGCGCTTTGTCCATATTGTTTTCTCGCAGGGCACGGCGCATCGGCTCGTAATCCGACGGCGAGAACAATTCCTGCCGGCGGCGTTCGTATTCGGCCTTGGTTGCGGGGTCTTTGCCGGCCTTCATCCAATCGCGGGCAAGTTGGTGGACCTCCTGCTCGGGGCGCTCTTCGCGCGCTTGCACGCCCATCGAGGTGATGAAACTTTCCCAGAGCCTTTGATCGTCTCTGGTAAGCGCCCCAAACTGAATCGGGACAAGCTGTTGCAGCGGGCGCTTGAGGACAATATCCGCGCCGCTCAATTTGCGGCCAGAAATATCCCGCTTAAAAACCCAATCCGCAATCGTCCTTGAATAGAGGGGGTTGAGACGGGCATACATGAAGCGACCCGAATTGCTGGCCAGGTTCACAACGTCTCCAAGCACGCTCCTCATCGAAAACCATTCGTTGCCGTACTTTACGCGGAACATATTTTTCCAATCCCACTGCGGATCGCCGTTGGCGAGCATATTGGCCACGCGGGCGGTGCTGTACATGCCGACAAACATAGTTGCCAGGGCGAGCCGTTCCTCGTTGCCGAAGCGGGTGAAGGCTTTTTCCGCGAATCGCAGCCGGGCCTCGCCGAAATCCGGGGCCAGGAAGATGCCGCGCAGGAGTCGGGCAAAGCGCGGGTCTCGGCCATACTTGCCAAGGAACATGTGGTTCAACTCGCCGAAGGCGTTGTTGACGGCATCGCCAACGCGGGCCGCTGTTTCTTCCGGCGCGAGTTTTCCGGCATCCCATTTCAAATTGCGCGGCAGGGCATCCCGGAAAGTCTGCATCTTCATGCGTGGGATGGCCTCGCCAAACATGTACTCCGAGAACGCTTTGCTCAGGGGGCCAATGAACGGCACTTTATTGACCAAGCCTTGGCCCAGGATGCCCTCGGCGGCAATCTGCAATTCGGCGGGGTCCGGCGCTAATTTCAGGTGCCCCTTCTCGACGGCGAATTTTACCTCCGGGGATTCCCAGTCAATCGGGGTCATCACGGCCTTGATGGGGTTGCTCCAATGCCAAACTTCATGCGACCCGGTGTGGACAATGTGAAAGAGCGAGGGAATGGCGCTCAGCTTGAACGCTTTGACTTCGGTGCTTGCCCGGAGCGCCGCCCGGCCCCATCGTGTCGGCGTGAGTCTCCCGCGATCCATTATTCGGGACAGGCGCTCATAAGCATCGGGGTGGACAGCAAGATCGCTCTGGTAAAGCACTGGGTTGCCGTTGGCATCCGTTCCACCCCAGACCCACTTACGCATCGCGGGATGATCGATCAGCCGGTAATCTCGCGTTCCCTCTCCCCTGGCGCGGGGTTTGATAATCAGGGCGCCCTTCTTGCCCGTGGCTTCATCGCCTTCAAGAACCTTGGCTGTCCCCGTTGGAGCCAAGGCCGGTCTGCCGTCCTTTTCAGTGACATTCTCGGTGACATCATAAATGAATTTGCGCGACGCGATGGCCCGATCCAGCATGTAATTGTAGTAAGGAATCACATCGGCAGGGTCTAGCACAGGTGTTTTGCCAGCCAGGATGCCTTCCAGAAAGGTTGGGATTCGGCGCTGGCGTGCAAAGCGAAAATACTGGTTCACCTTGCCGTTGCTGATTGCCGCCCGGACTTCGTCAGGCATATTCTCGGGCTTCTCCCAGATATGCGTGTAATAATCTTCCAGGGCCTTGTCGAACACATCGCTCTCGATGGCGTCGTTGGCGCGCACGGCAAAGAAACTGTCCACATCAGCGGCGAATTGCTTTTGCTCTGGGGTGAAGTTTGCGGCCTTTTCTAGGGCGCGGCGAATTGAGGGCTTCGTGTTTGCGGGCAGGTTGGCCAGGGTGTCACGGATCGCCTGTTCATTGCCGCCCGCGTCGTTGTAAATGGCGATGGCGTTGCGGTCGGTTACGTTTCGTTGCTGTCGGCGAATTTCGCGCCCCGCAATGATGCTCTGGGCTGATGATTTTTGCAGAGCGAAATCGAGTTCGCCCATACGGCGATCAAGGTCGGTTGGCGTGCGAGCGCCGCGCGCGGTTTCTTTCACCGTTTCGGAAATGGCCCGCAGGCTACCGATGATGCGGGCAGCGGCGCTCTTACCCTCAGCCCAAGCATCCGCGATCTTTTGGCGCGCTGATAATCTCTCCTGAACGCCTGTTGATTCGGTGGCTTGAAGCCGGCGTGTCAACTCCGCGATGGCGGCGGGCGGTTTCTCGCCGGAAGTTTGAGCGCCAGGCCCAGCGGAGATTTGCGGGGGCGATTCCTCCGGCGGTTTGGTTTTGGCAACCAACGCCTGCCATTCTTTGGCCTCTTTTGGGCTTTGTGTCCCGGCATCTACTTTGGCTGATAGTTCTTTGAGCCGCGCATTCTCGGTCGGAGTCAACCCGGCGACCGTTTTCTCCCCTTCTTTAGCCGGCGCTTGGGGTTCGGCGGGAGCGGGCTTTTGAGCAGCTTCCTCTTTTGCAATCCGGGCCTTCCAGTAATCGCGCTTTTTGATTCGCTCGCCCTGCAACTGGGTCAGGCGCGGGTTGTCTTTGTCTTTCTCGATGGCGGCTTCGAGGTTGGCGACCTGCTGGCGCATCGCTCCAATCCTGGCCCCTTCCCCCGCCCCTGCTTTCGCTGGCTCGGGTGGCGTTTGTTTTTCCAAGAGTTGCTTCCGAACAAAAAGGCGCGTCTGTCTCTCGCGCAACGGGGCACGCATGGCCTCTGCATTTGCGCCAGTCACAAAACCCTTACCCAAGTCCTTCAATTCCGCGTTGATTTTCCCTAACTCTTCGTTCACTTCTCCGAGAGACATTTCATTGACAGGCTTCTCTGTCTCGGCCTTTGGCTCGGGAGTGGGGGGGGCGGGCGCTGCGGGCATTTCTCGCTCTCCCATTTCAACGCCGTGGATGTCATCTGAGGAATAGCCCTTTCTCAGAAGCTCTTTCCTGAGTTCCTTCTGGCGCTCAATGATTTCAGTCTTGCGCGCTTTACTGACTCGCTTCTGGTTGAACTCACGAGTATTGGCAACCAATTCTGAAAACAGCCTAATGTCAGGATGCGGGGCCTTTCCCGCTGTCGGCTCTGCGGGTGGCGGGGCGGCGGGTTCAACGGTTGCAGATTTTGCAACGGCTGGCCGCGCGGTGCCCAGACCGAAAACATCAGGCAGAGGATCGTATCCAAAAACTTTGCGTATGGCATTGACGGCGTTGAACGCCTCGCTGGCGGCGGCGGCATCAGGACTTCCGCCTGGAACGTCGGGGTCGAAACCAATCTCAGGGTGATCGGCGGTTCCACCCCAAAAAAACTTCCCGGTTTTTCCTTCGCCTGCAATCCTGTCATACAGTTTATTGAAGCGACCACCCGGATAGTTTCTTGCCAGGTCATCCGAGAGTCTCGCAACTTCCGACGGGTGTGTAATTTCGGACGGGTGCGGGATGTGCAGCGCATCAAGTTCCGCACGTGAAAGCCGGGACGCTTTTACGATCTGCTCGTAAACGGGAGGCCACTCCTTTTGCGTTTTGGCTTTGGTCTCTTCGGCTTCTTTGTAAAGTTGCTCTGTTGGCGAAAGAGCGGCGGCCTGGGTTCCCTGCGGAACGGCGGCTTTCTCCTGCGCTTTATTCAAGTCATCGCTGTGCGCCTCTGCTGGTGCCGTCGCCGTGGCCGGCTTGATTTCAGCAGGCTGGCCTTGAGCCTCGAGAATCTCGGCCATCTGTTGCCGACTGATTTCCACCTTTGGATTGTTGATGTCCACGAACGCCGTGCGGTCAATGGCATTTTTATCAATGCCGGGAGTGATGTCCTCGTGTTTGTCGCCCTTGTTTCCAACGAGCAGTTCGCCCTCGGGATTTTCCGGCGTCGGCTTGAGCCGGACGGCAGCCCGGTAGTCGGCAATGGGAGTTACTTTTTCTTTCGGTGCGGCCTCATCGGGTGGCCGGGGTGTTGGGCGTTGTATATTTTCGCCGCCGACGTCTTGGCCGCCTTGAGGCTGTATCCTTGCTGCCTCAAGTGCCGCTTGATCGCTTCGTACTGTTTGGGCATATTTTTCTCCTGTTGTTGATGGTTCAACTGCCGCCTGCGCAACGGGCGCGGGCGAAATGGGTTGTGTTGCCGGGAGTGTGGCCTTGGCGATCTGGTCGGCCTGTTGTCGCGCTTGAGCAGCGCCCTGTGTATCGCCCCTGCCTTCCAAGTCTCTTGCCTGCCGATACAGCGCCCTGGCATTGAGAAGCACGGGCAACGCCGCCATGATGATCGCATTCTCAACCATGCCCTCAGTTGTGCTGGTATCCAGTCCCGCCTCTTGCTCCGCGACGTTCTCTGAAAGTCTGCCACCAGCCCCGACTGCGGCCCCGCCAGCGGCCATCTTGAGCGTTCTTGATCCCGCAGTCTCGGCAACTTGGGCAACGGCTTGTGCTGTTTTGGGAGCGAGCCCGGCCAGTGCCCGGTCTGCTGCTGCCTGCGCTCCCTTGATCGCAAGGGATTGTTTTATCGCAGCGCCAGTTACTCCTGGGATCGCCACTGCTGTTGCCGCCCCTACGGCACCGCCGAATTTTGAAACCTGCTTGCCGATTCTAACAGCTTCGTCCAGTGGCCTGCCTTGATCCAGCGCCTTGATGCCGGCGTCTAAAAATGATTCGTAAGCCCCCGTCGCTCCGAATGATGCCGCCGCCGCGCCAAGTCCTACAAGCGGTGCAGCCGGTCCGGTTTCAGAAGCAATGAAAGTCCCGGCGGTTTCCGCTCCAGCGAACTGACCGAACGAACCGACGAGTCCTCCGAGAATACCGCCGGCTTTACCACCAATCCCCGGCGCTTCCCGATTCTTGCGGATTCCGTATCCCTTTGCCAAAACCGTGCCAAATTCATCATCGCTTGATGTGGCGAGGGTTGGCGCTTTAATCATTGCCCGCAACGGCTCGACGACCCCGCGTCCGAACTCGGCCAGGAATCCGGTTTCCTCCGGCGTTTGGCGCAGGGATAGATCACTCAAGTCGAAAGTCTGGATTCCAGTCTCGTCCGGTTTTGGTGGAGATTTAACTGTATCAGACAAATCGAAGGTGCTTGGCATGGCGTTTTTGTCTTATTGACTGATGACGGCCTTGCGGTCCTCATCCGACATTTCCCCCAGCATCTTTTGAAGTTCGGCGTACTGATGCCCATACTCTTCTGCCGACATCGTGCCACGATGGGCTGTTGCATACTTCAAGGTTTCAAGCAAATCCTGCGCCCTTTTTCGAGCGACCTTAGCGACCTCTTTAGCTTGCGCAACAGGGTCGTAAGTCTTGGGCGCGCTTAGCGACTCAGCCACCCCAGGAATCGGAGATATGGTTCGGGCTTCCGGCGCTTTCGTACCGAGTAAGGATTTCCATTTTGCCTGCATCGCAGTATCCACCACCTGCCAGGTTTTGCTTGCCTCATCAAAGAATGGCTGGCCGACTTTCCAGGTGGTCATTTCCTGCAACCTGTCACCATCTACCTTCTTGAGATTAACCGTGAATCCTTTTTGGATCGCGTCAGCTCGCCGGACCTTCATGTGAGATTGGGCCAAGTTTTTTTGCGCGGCATCAATTGCCTTCGGGTCGTTTCCAAGCAACGCCTCTGAATAGGCACGCTGGTTTTCTTTCAACTCATCTCGCAACGCCGGGGAGATCACATCAACACCGACTTGGGGTTGCTCGGTTGTCTCAACCTTCCCACCGGTGACCTCTCTCGCGCGAGCCTGTAACCCTGCTCTCTCAATGCGTAATTCTCGCCGCTTTTCGGCGTCCGTCTCTTTCAATATCTCACGGTCGATCAAGCGGATCTCAGAATGGATTTGCGCCACCTCCTCTCTTTGTTCCGGCGTAAGTGCGGCGGACGCGGCGGCGGGCTTGCTCTGGCCCACTGGCAGTTCCTTTCTCGCCGCTCGGTCCTGGTCAATGAGCCGTTGGGCCTCGTCTGTAAGCATGTTGTCGCGTTCCGGGTCTCTGCCGTAATTCTCCAGGGTGTCAATAGCCGTTTTCACCGATTCTGGCGCTTCGGCATACGCATCTTCCCAACGGCCTTTGCGCTTCTGAAACTCAGTGCCGAATTTGACAGCGTTTTCTCGCTGTAAGATGGCCGCGTCTCGGGTCTTGCCTATAAGTTCGGCCTGCTTCGTTTTTTGCTGCATGTCCTCGGCGTGTCGGGTGATGGTTTCAAGAGCCGTAATACCTTGGGGGCTTTTCACGATTGGAGCCTTGCCGGCTTCGAGGTCTGCAACTTGCTGCTTCCACGGCTTCGCTGCAAAAGCGCCCACAGATGAAGCCTCATTCATCCAATTCTGCGTATGTGTTTTCTGAGCTTCCCCGGCGGCCACAGCGGCGCTTAAATTCGCATTGCCCAAATCCAACTGGTTCTGCATGATCTGCGTCTTCAACTGGTATTGCTGCGTCTGGCGTTCTTGAGCGGCGTCGTATGCTCTGGCAAAAGCCGACACGTAGGGTTCAGCCTCCCGAAGCCCAAGTTCCGCCGCTCTGAACCGGCTGTCCTGCGCCCTCTGCCATGATGGCATTAAAACTTCACCGATGGGATCGCTCATAAAACCTTCAAGTCTTCGGCTTTAGGGCCAGCACTGCCTCCTCCTCCGCCGCCACCGCGGGGCATAAAGCCCATCCCCATTCCGCTGAGGGATGCGCCAAATTGGGTAAGTGCTTGCCCGCCCAAGTAACTAGGCGAGGTTTCCCAGTCAATCATGCTCTTGCCGAGGTCGTATGAAAGTTTGGCGTTTCTCTCTTTCTCGGCGGCAGCAAACTCCATACCGGGCGTGACGAACATCGAAGAGAAGTTGAATTGGCCGGGTTGGAAAAGAGCCGCCGATGTTCTAGCCCAACTTTCTGCCGATGTGATTCCCTTGTCGATCAGATTCAGTTCAGTGAACCCAAAGTCTCGGGCGACAAGATCACGGGCCATGCCGCTGCCTTCAACTCCCATTCCCAACGAGCGGGCGGCGGCGTTCCTTTGGATCGCCTCTTGCACGTCTTTTGGTAGTTCACCCGAAAGCTCAGAGGTAATGTCACCGCCAATCTTGGTCTGCATCGCTCCCCACCCCGGCGCGGCGGCTTCCAGCATTTTCTTGGTCTGCGCGATATTGAACTCGTTGACATCGCCGCCAAGCATTTCGAGTCCGGGCAGGGCGGCCAGATTGGCGCCGATGGCTTTTTGCTGTTCCGTGTTGAGGTTGATGCCCTCAAATGGGGGTAGTGTCGGTTTGCCGGCAAGCAAACCACCAAGAAAGCCGAGGCCGGCCCCAACAGCCGATCCGGCAGCGCCAAATAATCCAGGCATCATAAATCGAATTTCGTTAATCGTTCACAGCAACGCCTCAATGGGTTCTCCTGCCGGACCAACGGCCCCGAATGTCCTGAACGCCGCAATCTCCCCAGAGCCCGTGAAATGCTGCAATTCCTTGTCCAGAATCGTGAGGGCGCCATCCTGAATGATGTGGCCGGTCTTTAGATCGCGCACGCCGTTCATAAACACGGCGGCGCTTTTGAAGTCGTTTTCCTCTTCTCGCTTCACGGCCATGCAACCCAAGCGCAGGGCTTCCAGGTTGGGAATCGGCAACCAGTCGGTCGGCTTGGACACGGGCCGGAAGTTGCGCTTGCCCAGGATGTCCACCTGCGCGCTCGGAGTCGGGATAAACGGCAGCAGATACCGGGCATAACTCGGGTAGGTCTCCCAATGCTGATAATGGCCAATCAACGTGCCGTCAGAGGTCGAGAGCCACGACTGGCCGCTTCGCCCGGCTGGGAACTGAATCCCAGTAAGGCGCGAGAAGGTCGTTGCAGAAGTCGTGCCGGGGCTTTGAGTCAACGAAACCACTTCACCATCCTGCCAGACGCCACTGCCGAGAGCGGTTTCAGTCCTCACCCAATTCGGTGGCGTGGCGTTGTCAAACCCAAGCAAGACAACCTTGACCCCGACATCGGCGAGAACGTCGCAGCGGAAGTTGACCTTCATTGGAGTGGCGCGAGGGATGTCCAGAAACGTGCAGGCGCTATTGCGGCGCAAGGCGCCGGAAGTACTGAATCGCATCATGCCCGGAGCGGGGTCGTCAATGACACCCCAACCATCAGGCGAGTACTCAAACCACTGGTTTCTCAAGTCGAGCGGGTGATGGTTGAGCGCGATCTGCTCTGCTGTCGCGAATTCCGACGGCAGTGTGAGCAACTGGCTCGTGACTTGGATCGTTGCCTTTTCGGTGGTCCCGATCCAATTTCCAGCAGCGAAAAGCCTGCCCGACGCGGCGTTGATCCAGGAGATAACCCGAGGGTCATTAGGCCCATAGCCAAGCGATGCCGTGATACGGCAGTTTGGACTCAGGGCGTCGGCGAGTGTGGAGCGGAGGGGCATAGGCTAGTTCCCACGGTAGAATTGGCGTGTCGTGCGCTTTGCAAAGTACACGACGCGGTAAGGCGGGAGATTATTGTGCGCCGTTGGCTCAGGCGGTGTCACGTTCGTGATGGTGTTTGGGTGGTTCTCATCGGCGGCAATGGCAAGGTCAGTCACCGCGCCAACGGGTGGGCCAATAAGACTTGCCGATGCCGCATCTGTAACGGTGCCGCCGCCGCCAAAGGCCCCTGGCGTTGCGGCCATGCGACCCCAAGCGGCGGCGACAAAGCCGGGAACATTCGGTGTGAGCGGGACAGCGGGGCGGGTTTCAACAACCATTTGGTCAAATCCAAACGCGGGATTTGCAGCGCCATCAACACAGACATTCCCCATAGCGTGCTGGTGAAGAATCTCGTCCATAGTTAGGACGTGTTTTTCCTCGCCTCCAGTCTGGCCCTGGCTGAGCACTGTAGCGGCTTCCCCGTTGTAGCTCTTTGCGTTTGTGCCGGCCCCAATCGGCGTGGTGAACTGCCAAACCGTGTCCACCTGCCACATTGCGCCTGTGGTCGGCGTTGGCGGAGTTACGGACGGGTCAACTCCGGGAACTTCCCCGCCATCATACTCCCAAAGGGCCGTTTCAGTGCCATCCCAAATCATCCTCTCTCCACCACCGGAAGGGCGGGGGTTTGGCCATATCCACTGGCCGTCCCCGAAAAAGAAAATCCCAATTGGCATTCCGTAGGCATTCAATTTGACCCAGAGTTTGCCTTGATCGGCGGGTTGAGGCGTGGTTTGGCTGACAACGATGTTGGATGCCGCCGAGACGCTGCCGGATAGAATTTGGAGCAGCATGGTGAACACAGATTGCCACTGCGCCTCTGCCGTTGAGCCTGTGGCGCAAAATCCCGCCGGGACTGTTCCTAAACTGAAAATTACTGGTGTGCTCATATCAATTTACTCCAACAACAGGCCCGCCCTGGCCAATGACCTCGCCCCCGACGCCGACAACCGTTCCTTCCGGCCCGGCAGGTTGGGGCGGTGGCGGGGCTGGCGGCGGCAGGTCTGTGACCATAAAGATCGGGTCATCGCAAGGACAGGAAACTCCGGGGCACGCGCTCATGGGGCGGTGATGCTGTTCAACAGTCCATTGGTGAAGTGCAGCGTGGCTGTATCTGTACCGTTTGTGATGACCGTAAGAGTGCCGGTGAAAAACGCGGTCGGCACTGGCGAGAGTAGCACGAAGTCAAAAGCGCCACTCGCCAGGCCCACGGTGTAGCTGCTTGAACGGGGACCAATGTTCGTGCCACCCCACACATCGGACACCGAGAAAGTGTAATTGCTGCCAGCCGTGAACTCGGGAACCTTCTCAATCGGCATCCATGTGTTCGTTGGATTGAGCATGGACCAGTCCAAGGTGATATTGGTTGTCGAGTTGCCTTCATTGACCAGGAGCGCGGCGTACTTGCCGCCAGAGATCGATTTTACCCATACCGAGTTGGAGCCGTTGTCGCTTGCTCGCCACGCGGGCCTGCCGGCCTTATCCCAGTAAATCGACATGAAGCTGTCGTTTGTGTAGTCGCTTAAGTGGTAAGTGTGCGTCCCGGAAAACCAGTTCGTGGTGATTTGTATATTCCCATGCCACAGAGCCATGGCACTAAGCGCAAACTGCCAGCATGGTTGCGTTAGGTGGGTGCCATAATGCTCAGGGTCGAACAGGTTGAAAGGGCAATTCCAGTGTCCTTTGCCACTAGTCCAAGCGAAATTCGTCCAGGCATAACGGGTAAGAATCATCGCGTTCGTAATTGTGAGCAAATCGTTGCCCATTGGAGAGATTGGCAACATTTGGTCAAAGACGATGGCGTTGCACTCGAACGGCACGGAATCTGCGAAATATAGCGGGCGCGGACTGCCAAAAATTTGTTCGATGAACATTGGCCCTTTTGTCAGGGTCAACTCGTTTTGATTCTGAGGATTTCCGTCCGGGTAGAGGATAGCATCTGCCCACTGGCGGCACGTTTGTTGCATGTGCCCTGCTCCCGTTTGCCCAGCGATGTCTGAGACGCGTACGCCGTCAACACCCCAAGAATAGAGTGTGGCCACGTCTTTAGCGATTGTGTTTGGGGTCGTTACGGCCCCCGCATTGCCGAGGCTTTTGTTTGCCGGCATGACGTGCTGGCCGTTTAATTCGCAAACCACATCTCCGTTCGTTGGCACCGCCCAGTAATACTGGCTCAGGTGAAGTTGCATCCCGTGATCGTGGCAAATTTGGGACACGTAGTTCATGCCAGGCGTGCCCACAACAGTCAGCGGCACGTTGTTTGTGTTCCAGGCCAGAGTGCCGTCAAGATTTCGCCAGGGAGCCTGCCAGCAAACATCGTAGTGAAGAACCGGGGTAACGCCGTGCCTCTGCAATGCAGCCGTCAGACCAGAGTTGTCGGAAAGGGTAATGAAGCTGAAAAGGTCCGCCATGGTCGAATTGTTGTAGTCTCCGAAGTCCCACAAAATCTCAAAATAACTTAGCGGGGATGGACAGTTCTTCCAAATCTCCGGGCCGTGCGGGGGTAGTCCAGATAGTGCGGCACCGCTGCCGCCATACATCGTAGAAAACATGGAACAACCTGCGCCCTTCTGTGCGCCATAGTAGGGCGGGGCTGTCTCTTGGAGTGAGTATTCGCCGTTGCCCCAGTTGTCCGCAGTCTCGAAACCGATGCCCCCCGAGCGGGGCACGGTAGAGAACACACCCAGGGTGTCAAATCCGGCGCCATAGAAACCGCCGTCGTAAGTGTAAAACGCCAAGCCGTTTGTGTCCCCCATAATACGCATGAAACCAAGCCAATCGTCAATCGCCGGACCCCGGTTCGTGTTGATGCCGATGGTTTTGCCGGAAACGCCATAGAGCGCAGGCGGCGGCAATACCCAGAATGGCCCCATAAGCGTATGGATGTTCGTCAGACCGGAGCCGTTGCCGGGTTGGCCCTGCCCCAGAAACAGGCTGAGAGACCAAAGATAGTCTTGCGCCGAACTTAGGCCGAGATTGTGAATCCCGGCCACGTAATCATATTGGGAGACGCTGGTGGCTCTATTCCAGTTGGTCCAATAATTCGTGCTTTGACCGTTCGCTGCAAGGGACAGTAGTAACCCAATCAGACAGAATAAGATTTTGTTCATTTTAATTATGACTTTTTTGTGGACATTCCCTGAAAATGGTGGTTTTATTGAAGTAGCGGCCCCGGTCGGCCAGTAACCAAACCGGAGCCGCATAACGAACATGATCGAGATTACGTCTGACTTCCTCACCTCGCAAGGATTTTCGCTCAGAACCATTTCCAGGTTTTGGAGCAATGTGGACAAAAATGGACCCGTGCCAGCACATCGCCCGGATTTGGGAGCGTGTTGGTTGTGGACCGGAAGCCTGACTGACCGAGGATATGGCAGAATGAGAGTAGGCAAGACAGGATCGATAAAAGCGCCTAGGATTTCCTGGATGCTTCATTTTGGCCCGATTCCAAATGGCATGGGTATCCTCCATCATTGCGATTGTCCGGCTTGTGTTCGTCCTGAGCACTTGTGGTTGGGCACACAAGCCGATAATATCAGAGACGCTTGCCAAAAGCAGAGGATGAGGAACGGAGAAACCTCTTCTCGGGCGAAACTCACGTTTTACCAAGCCGAGGAAATCCGCAATCTTTACGGCCAAGGGAACGCTACTCAAACACAACTGGCCTTGCGTTTTGGTGTCAGTTTGGTGGTTATTTGGTCCGTTATACATCACAAATCCTACCGACCATTGAAGGTTTCAGAACCAGACCCCAACAGCAGGCCCTGGCTATTCCGAACAAAACATCTTGTTGTCCAACAAACATGATTCTTACGTTCCAATTATGAATCCACCGCCCGTTTCCAGGATTGCCCCCCCGACGCCGACAATGGCGCCCGGCGGAACGCCTGATGGAGTCGGCGTTACCGTAGTCTCTTCGCTTGGCCGATCTGGCCCGAGCATCTCGGGCTCGTCAAGCGAGAAAATCCGAATGTCTGAAATCTCGCCGTAGCCCTCAAGTTGCAACCGCAGTTGAAACTCGTATCCGATCCGAAACAGTCGGTCGCTCACCGGGTCAGCATCGTCTGGCGGCTCAGGCAACCGAATTGGCCGGCGCGGCTGGCTCAAATAACTCGTCGGGAAGCAACCGCTCCACGGGCCGCAATCTCCGCTCTTGGCACAACGGGTAAACTCGCACCAAGGTTGCCAGCAGGGCCGCTCATCGGTCTTGTAGGTCACAGTGCCCTTGACTTTGCCTGAAATGGACGGCATGGAGATTCGGGTCGTATTGAGCTTTTTGAACCAGTCCGAATCCTTGCAGTTAAAGCCCCGCGTCTCGACCACCCACTTGATCGGCGCAGGCGGGTAAAGACCGCTCGGCGACCAAGCCCCGTCGTATTCGTTGTCGGTGGACAGTTCCCAAAGTTCGATTTGTGAGGCGCTGTTCAAGACGAACATGAAACAGCGGTTCGTCTTGTTCACGATGCCGGTGATGATCTTAAGAATCCGCAGGCCGGACCAGATGCCTTCCCAGGCGGGCGAAAATCGCTTGCGGAGACCGTCCTGCAAGTTGAAGTCCAGAACGGCAAGGCCCCGGTGATAGACACCGCTGACACTCATCACCGGGCTGATTGTCTCCAAACGCCGACTATCAAAATCCACAGCCGATCCCCATTCCAGCAGGTCTTTGGTGTCGTAATCCAAAATCGGGTCAACCTCGTTTGAGAGAGACGTGTTGCCAGGGTCGTTGTTGAACTGGCGTTGGGCGATCTTGTACGATCGCACACCATTCAGGGTTCGATACCAGGCATCAGTATTCCGTAGTGTAACCGACCGTTGCCCGACTGGACCGGCAATAGGGTTGGCCGTTTGCAACGGGTTCGTCATGTTCTTCCACGCGTCCCGATTGAAGGGCAACTGCACGGTGAACATGACGTTGGGCGTTCCGATCATCATCGGCCCCTGGCCAAGTTGGGTGTCGCTCTGAGCGCAGGCGAACATGGCCAGGATGTCCCCGGAGTTGCTTGGGGCGCCATAGACGCGGGCTTGGAAGTCTCCGCCCTCGTTCAGGAATAAGGTTTCCGTGAAGTACAGAATCGAGTCCAGATAATTCTCGGCGGCAGTACCGGAAGGACCAAACACACCATCGCCAACCCGGTAACTTCTCCGGTCTGGCAACGCCACGGAGAGACGGCCCTGTGCATAGCACATGACGTTGCCGACCGGAATCTGGTTTTTCGCCGGATTCGACCTGAAACTCTTACTGCCATCAAAAAGGACGGGCAGGGATTGATTATCCTGTAGCCCCCACCATTTCTCGAATTGCAAGCCCCAGTTCAACTGGACATTCGGGTCGTTTTCGTCAAGGACCTGGACCACGACATCGGCCCCAGAGCGAATCACAATGCCCGCCTGAGACGCCAACATGTTGACGACTTGGACTGTGATGTTGTCCACAAGGGCAACCACGAAGAGTGTGTACGTCTCCGTCGTGAAAGAGACGGTTGCCCCGGCGGCCACAAAGGCCCCCACATTGTCGCTGGCGTCATTACGGATGGTGATCGTCGTTCCCGCAATGTTCGTCAGGGTGACTGGATAGCCGCCAACGATGATGGCCGGTTTGTTGAGCGTCATCTGTGCAGTCGAGGCAAGCGTCACGGCGACAGTTGAACCAACCGCTGGCATCGTGAAGCCGGCAGAAGCAGATAGCCACGTCGCCTCCCCAGCCATGAAAGAAACCACCGAGCCAAGCGGCATGTCCTTGTCGTAATTGCCCGAGGTCATGTTGATGACAGTGATCTGGGTCGTGCCGTCAATGCTTTTAAGAACAAGCGGATAACCGGCAATATGGATAGTTTCTCCGATCAATGACGGCGGGATTTGGCTTGTGTCCGCAACGCGAACGGCGACGCTCGAACCCACTCCTGGAATGTCGAGGTCGGCGGGGTTCAGGTTCGTGGTTAGTGTAGTGGCTGTGATCCCCATCCGATACCAGATTTTAGCGGCACTTGGGATGCTCGCACCCACATTGTCCGCTAATCGGTTCTGGATTTCGATGGTGTTGTTCTCGGCATCAATCGCAGTCAAGGCCACGCTGAGATTGAAAATCAGCGGGGCGTTCGGCGGGATCACCGTTCCCCCATAGGCAGGCACGTTATTCTCGACCATGACTGTCCCGGTGATCATTTCAAAGGCGACTTGGGAGCCGGTATAGAGAGTCTTGCCCACGTTCGCGGGATCGTTGTTTTGAACAGTGATCGACGTCGGCGTATCAACGCTATTGAGTTGCAAGGCGCATCCACCGATCCCGATGTCGGGATTTGCTGCCGACATAGCCAGTGTGGAGACGACTGAGACAGAGAACGGCACACCGACAGTGCCATGGATTGGCACGTCGGCGGAGGTGAGAGTTGACCAGCGATCAACGCTCAAGAGCATGATCGGGTAGCCGTTCACCTTCATGCCCGGCTGTTCCATTAACATGCCGTGTATTGACGCGGGTGTGAGCAGGAACGGGACGCCAGCCGAGCCCGGAAAACTCACTCCTGCAACCGTCGTGGCGGTTTCAATACCCAACTCAGGATACTTTAGGTTTAAGCCGACGGTCGAAACCACAGGCAGCGTGAGAAATTCGTTGACGCCAGGGATCATGAATCCCGGCGAGGCCGGAGTTGTGGTTGTTGTCGTCAGCGTGTTGCCGCCAATCACGATGGCCGGGAATTGAAGGGAAAGGGAAGAGGCGTCAGAGAGCGAAAGCGACGCGGGGGTATTCGCTGGCGGGATGGTGAAATCCGCTGTTGTCGTGATCGCCCCGAGCGGCACGCCCGCCGTTGGCGTGATTTCGTCCACGAAAAAACTGTTGAGCGGCGGAAAGGCAACTGTGGAGGAATCGGCAACACCCACGCCGGCATTCGCCGCCGTGTCGTTTCGGACGGTGATCGACGTGCCCCCGGGCGTGAATCCGAGCATAGTAAGCGGTTTCCCGTTAATCGTGATATTCGGGTAGCTCATGGACATATTGAATGTCGAGAGCACGGAAACGGGGACAGCAGAACCGAGGGCGGGGATCGCAAACGGAGCGGTTGTGATGGTGGTTCCAAGCGTCGGCGACAGGCTGATTCGGAACTGTCGTCCTGAGATCGAGCAGAGCAGGGCGTCCATGTCAGCACCGGCGTAAAAGTTCGCTTCCTGGAAAAAACCACTGGCAGACGAACCGGACCCGAAGAACGATTGGACATCGGCATTGGAGAAGAGGAGCGGGCAGTTGAACCAGCCGGGGCGCGGCTTGATTCTGCCGCCGCGAGTGGTTCCGTTGAGAAGCAAGGCAAGCTGGTTCGCGTCTATGAGGGATGGCGGGCGCCCCATGTCCACGCCGCCCTCAAACGAGAGGCTGCTATCCCTAGCCCAACCCTTCTCATCGCTGCGCTTGCTCATTTCAGTCTTGTCTTACGACTCATTAGGCCATATTGTCAAGTCTAATGACGGGTTCAGCCCGAAATAACGGTCGCTTTGGCATCGTCATCGGCCAGCCTGTTGCCGAGGATGAATCCGGCAACCTCCTGCCCGCTGATGCCAACCACCTCGCCTTTGCCGTCGCCACAGTTGGCGGGCCACCGGGAGCGAATGTAGGCTACACGACCGATGGCATTGTCACCCGCACAGACTGGACCATGGTTGCCGGCACTCAATCTTTGGTTCCCGGAAAGCCCTATTTTGTCTCTGGTGCTGGCAGGATTTCGAGGACCGGCAAGCAGCAAGTTGGCGTCCCCCGCTCGCGCCAGGACTTGCGCGTGGCCATTGCCACGGCGCCTCTTCTTGTTTCCCAGCTTCACCCTGTCACCGGAGAGCCGCCTCCCGGACTGGGCGAGATCGGCGATTTCGCTTACGACCCGTTCCTGGCCCGATGGTATGGGCCGAAAAGCAGTCTTGGCTGGGGTGCGCCAACCTTGATGGTGAAGCCACTCGGCGCGATTGGTCATTGGCCGGTGCAGGGATCGTTCACGAAGTATCCCGGATTTGCGGTCTGTAGCTGATGCCAACGATTAAGAAAATCCAGAGTTACGGTTGTCCCGAAAAGGGCCACAGCCAGAAGTTCTACGACCGCTGGGCCTTTGCGAACTATCAGTTGGCCCGCAACGCTCCGCTTCGCCATGTCCTTTTCCGCAAAGTAGCCGACCAAATACTTCCCGGTCATTTCGAGTGGCACGCTTGGACGCTCCGCATGGTCGAGGCCCTGTGCAACAACACCTGGGTAGGAGTCTCTGGCTGTTCTTCCGCCGCGAAAACGTACAACATCGCTGGATTTGCAGTTGTCGCCTGGCTCTGCGATCCGTATAACACCAGCGTCATTTTCTGCTCAACCACAACCAAAGCGCAGAAGCAGAAAGCCTGGGGCAAGGTTCAGGAGATACACCGCAAGTTGACCGAGGACGGCGAGCCGTTCGGCAACATGATCGGTTCGCAAATGATCTGGGAGTTCGTCAAAGGCGACTCCATGAACGCCATGTTGGTGAAAGCCGTTACCGATGGCGATGTGAACAAGGCTGCGCAGGACATTGCTGGACATCACACGAAAAATCAGATGGTCGTTATTGACGAGGCAGAGGCGACTGCGCCGGCCATCTGGAAGGCGGCGGCCAATCTCTACAGTTACCCAGAACAGGCCGGCGGTTGGTTTCTGCTGGCTGCTGTTGCCAATGCCCGTTCTCGCCTTACAAATTTCGGAAGGTTCATCGAGCCGGCGACTGGGTGGTCCTCCGTCAGCCCCGAGAACGATGATTGGAACGGAAAACCGCAACTGGACGGCAGGCCAACCAAGGTGGTTATTTTCAACTTCAATCGTTCGCCCAATGTCCTTGAGAAAAGACAGGTTTCCAAACATCTGCCCACAGTCCAGCGCGTAGCAATGCGGATGAAGACCCTACGGGATCGCGGCATGGAAAACGACGCAGACCACTGGTGTTACGATCTGGGGTTTCCTGCGCCGGAGGGCATTTCCAAGACGCCGTTCACCGAGACTTTGCTGGAAAAGTTTGAGGCATACAAAAAGCACCAGTTCGCCGGGAGCAACTTCCTCATCATCGGCGTAGTCGATCCAGCCTACACCCCAGAGGGCGACCGTCCCGCGCTCCGCTTTGGGGCCGTTGGCGACTTGGCCGATGGCAAGAAGGGCATAGAATGGTGCGAGCCGATTGTGCTTTCGATTGATGCCGCAAGCCCTGAGCCGCCGCGCTATCAACTCCTGAGCCAGATACGGCGGCACTGCGGCGCCGTGGAGTATCGAGGCCAGAAGTACACTTGCGAACCCAAGAACTTTGGCATTGACGTGACTGGGGACGCTGGCCTGGCCGATATAGCGAAGATCGAATGGTCCCCCGAGATTATCTCCATCATGTACCAAGGCTCGGCGGATGATTCTCCTTGCTCGCACGAGGACCCGCGCCCGGCAGTTGAGGTGTACGCCAACATGCGTGCCCAGATGTTCTACCTGACCCAACTGGGCGTCATGTCGGGTCAGATCAAGGGCATTGATAAAGACACCGCCTCGGAATTGTGTTCCATCGAGGAGATCGACCAGCGGTCGGACGGGACCATGCGCCCGCGTAAGACGTTGATGAGCAAAAAGGCGTATCGGCTCAAGTTCCAGAAGTCCTGTGACTTTGCCGACTCCGGGATAATGCTCACTGAGGTTGCTCGGCAGAAAGGTTTTGTTATTGCAGCCACGGGTCAGACTATGGTAGAAACCGTGGACACGGACATGCGTGTGAACCAGATCAACATGGCGCAAGAGGGAGCCGATTACTCGTCTCAGAATGAGGCGGAGCAATGGCAGGATGAAGAGGAGTACGCTTATGCCGACGCTGATTAGGCCCAGGCTCAAGACGAAGCGGCAATCGCCATACGGCGGCCTGTTTGTCGTTGACGCCAGGGAAAAGGGCATGGTCGGTAGCGGCGGCACGTTCGAGATGTTGCTGGACCGAGTCCGGGATTATCGCCACGCCAACGCGATCCCGACTGGCCTGGGCTTCGAGGATGAATTAGAGGAGGAAGTCTGCGGGCGCTATCCCGATGCCTGTCTTGAGACAGACCCAAGGGTGCCCCCTCGTGAGGGTAGCCTGACGGGAGAGGACGTTATCCACGGCACGGAAATCTGTATCTCACGCTGGTCGAAAAATACACCGCCGCCAAGCCAGGAGGAGGCGAATCGGAGGGCGTTGATCTGCGCCAACTGCGCCTGGCAGAGAACCTTGCAAGTCGGTTGTGGTGGAAGGTGCGGCCAGTTTTTGAGTTGGTTAGCTGAACAGGCAGTCGCGGGTTTGATTCACCCTGGCAAGACGCCCTATGATGATCGGCTCCATTCTTGCGGCGTGTGCCACTGTTACAATAGCATCGCCGTTTGGGTCCCGCTCGAAATGCAGTGGTCGGTCCTCAACGAGAAACAGAAGAACCAGTTCAAACTTGCCGCCGAAACCCAAGGCTGCTGGAAAGTCGTTTTATGAGTTGGACCTATGATGAACTCGGGTTGAAAACCCTGCCACGGGACAGCCTTATCCCGCCGACCTGCCGGATGCAGAATGCTGAGGGTGTGGTTGACGCCGTGGATCGGGCGATTCAGAATGACGACAAGCGCAGCCGCAAGCGTGCCGCCGTTGACGGCCTGGTGGACGGAAACCCGCCTCAGAACCCGCGCAAACTCCGAGACTTGGGCTTTGCCAAAGCCACAAACACCAACTTTGGCACCGCCCGGTCATTCCTGGAAAGCGGGGCCGGCGCAGTGTATGATCTGTTCTCGCAAGCGCCCGGCTTCGTCCAGGTGGAGACTTCACACGGCAGTTCTGAGGACCAGATTAAGTGGGGGCGCATCATGTCGGAAGAACTCGACTACGCCTATGCGACGGACGACGACTGGGACCTCGATATGCAGTTGTCCCAAAACGAGATGATCCTCCACGGCAACGGCCCGCTGTTTTTCGAGGACAATGACGCTTTGTTCCCCATCTCGGTTGCCACGGAAAACTTCAAGGTTCCCGATTTGGCACCCTCGAAGCCGTCCCGCTGGGAACTCGCGTTCATCCTGTTCAACTACTATCCGCCGGACCTCTATCGCTTCATCGTTGACGATTGGGCGGCGGCTAACATAGGATGGAACGTGCCTTTCACCAAAAAGGTGATCGCCAACGCGATGGATGAAGCTGTGCCTGACAACCAGAATTACAACTGGGAATGGTTCGCAAACCAGTTGAAGAGCAACTCGCTTCAGTACACGGACAACCAAACCCTGGTCTCCAAAATGGCGCACGTCTTTTGGCGGGAATTCCCATTGCCGGGCGAGAAAGAAGGGCGCATTACGCACGCTATTGTCGAGCGCACGAACGTTGCCGATACTCCTGAATTCTGCTTCCTCCACGTCGGGCGTTACAAAAACTTCAAGGAGTGCCTGCACCCGATGTATTACGACCGTGGCCGCGCCGGCCTGCATCACAACATTACCGGCCTCGGGGTGAAAATGTATGGGGCGATGCACCTTGAGAATTTGTTCTACTGCCGCCTTGCGGATGCGACGATGTCCCCTAAGACGTTGTTCACGACCACGACTCAGGATCAGTTCGACAAATCGCTTGGGGCGCAACTGAGCGAGAATGGGATTCTCCGGCCCGGCGTGAACCCGGTTCAAAACCCGATTGGCGGGTTCGTCACCGAGGGCTTGCAACTTGCCAGAACAACGGCGGACCTGATGCGGTCGAATCTCTCGCAGTACCGCCAGCCCGTCGCCCCCGACAAGCCGGGAAACCCTGACACCGCCACTGAGGCACGGATGAAAGCCAGCCAACAGGCGGCGGTCAGCATCACGCAATACAACCGATATTACAAGCAACTCGACCTCCTTGACACCGAGATCGCCCGGCGCGCTTTCAATCTCAACACCACAGACCCAAGAGCTAAGGCAATTCAGGAGCGATGCAAGAATCGCGGCGTGCCAGAGGAGTGCTTTGGCCGAATCAAGCGCGTGCAGCATGTGCGCGTCGTGGGGCAGGGAAGCCCCTATATGAGGTCTCAGGCCACCGCCGAATTGTACCAGATTTCGCGCGACTTGCCCGAGGATGGACGCCGGAATCTGACAGACGATTACATCGCCTCAAGGGCAGGGTATTCCGCTGTGGATCGGTATAACCCAAAGACCGAAATGTCAACACAGGTCCAGGATCAGAAGGTGCTGGCGACATTGCAGGTGATCGGCATGAAGGACGGAGTGCCGCCGGTATTCAGCCCCTCGCAGTCGGCCATCACGTTTGCTGGCGTGTTTCTGGGGGCCTGCGCCGATGCGCTTGCCTCATTGGAAAAAGGCGGCAACGCGCAAGGGGTACTCGCGTTCCTCGAATTGGCTGGCCCGGCGGCTCACGCCCATATCTCCCGGCTGGAAGGCGATCCACTGCGCAAGGAGGTTGCCGACATGCTGATGCGGCGATGGGAAAGAATTAGCAAAGTCGCCGATCAACTCCGAAAAAAGGTCCAAGAGCAGGCGAAACAACAGCAGGCGCAACGCCAGAAGGCCCAGGCCGTCCTTACCGATACCCAAATCCACGCCGGAAAAGTGCAGGCCGACATCGCGCTCAAGAAGCAGAAGCAAGACGCCGTGTTGGCCATGCAACGGGAGAAACATGGCCAGACTTTGGCGATTGCGGACGCAACTGCCGCGTCCCAAATCCGGCTCAACCAAATGCGGTCCTTGAGTGAGTAAAAATCGTTATGCCCGATGACAGCGAACCGCCCGACGATGAACCTGGCGATGAAACCAAAGACGATGATCGAGCGCCGCAATGCCCTGGCCCCGCCGACATCTTCCGAGCCCCAGTTGAAGGGCTGCCCGGTGACTGACCTGGCGGCGTTCTTCCTGGAGCGCGATCCACCTGGCCCCGTGGCTGACTTGTCTGAGGAGGTTCAAGCACGCAAGGAAGCCCTTGCTTGGGATGAAAAGCAACAACGCGAGCGCCACACGGTTACATTGAGCCGATCTGCGCTACCGTAAAAACATGGATGCTATAACGGATAAATCGTTTTGCGTGTGTGACTTTGGCTTGTTCACAGAATTAGCTATTCATCTTGCCCGCAAAACGACCGGCAAGGTGCGCAGTTATGTGCCCTGGCAGGGGGCGTTCCCATTTATCAATGACCGGCTTGTTGGCGACGGCATCCCCAACATTGAGCGCATTGACGATCCGCTCGACCCTGATGTGCTGGATTCGACCGACGTGTACTGCTTCCCGGACATCTTCAATTCAGGGATGCAGTTGGCGTTGGAACGTCTCGGCAAACAAGTCTGGGGCAGTCGAAAAGGTGATGAATTAGAAAGAAAGCGGTTATGGTTCAGGAAACTTCAAGAGGAGCTTGGGCTTCCGGTCCCGGAGTACACTGCCGTCAGAGGCTTGGAGAAATTGCGGGCATTTCTCGCAGATCATGGCCGATGTTTTGTGAAGTCCTCACCTGACTGGCGGGGCACACACGAAACCTGGGAATCCAAGGATGGCGAGCAGAGCGAGTTCATCCTAGACTACCTGGCTGTGAAATTCGGGCCGGTAAAAAATGACGTGCTCTTTATGGTAGAGGAACCGATTGAAGTGCCTTATGAGGCGGGATTCGATTCGATTTGCGTGGATGACCAATTCAGCGAAACGCCCGTCAACGGAATCGAGATTAAAGGCAAGTTGCTTCTCGCTTCGGCACAAACGAATTCCAAAACGCCCAAATTCATTGACGAAGCCATGAAGGCGTTGGGGCCGACTTTGCGTGAGCGCCGATACCGGAATTTCATGTCGGGGGAATTTCGGGACGGAAAGTTGACCGATCCCTGTTGCCGTGCTCCCAATCCTGGACTGGGTTGCGAAATGGAGATGATCTCCAATCTCCCTTTGCTCATCGAGGCTGGTAGTCGGGGGGAATTGCTCAAGGTTGATTTCGAGTACGAGTTTGGCGTGCAGATTGCCATCTGGCACGACCATCCCGAGGACCTGTGCAAGCAATTTCGGATTGACGCGGAAGTTCGGCAGTGGGTCAAATTGATGGATGTGTGCCAGAGCGGGCCACTGTGCCAAATCGTGCCGCGACCACCGCACGGCACCAAGATCGGATGGATTGTCGGCGTCGGCAACACGATTCAGGAAATGGCCGATCACGCCCAAGAAGTCGGGGAAGCCCTCAAAGACCTGCCGATTGAGATTTCGATGGATGCCCTTCCAGAAGCAATCGAGCAGGCCCAAAAGGCCCAGCAGGGTGGCGATGAATTCACCGATCAGGAAATTCCCGATCCCGCGTCCGTTCTTGAGGAGGCCGAAAATAGTCGAAAATAGGTGTTGACAGATTGGGGCGTTTTGGGCCAAAGTGGGTCATGGCACATGTGCGCCTGGAAAAAGATACTGAGAGCGCGGTTCGGGAACTGCAAAAGTTCATTCCGGCCTTTCGGGGCTTATCATTGGCTCGGATTACGAACATTGTCGTCGAGAGCGCCATCGCCTGTTTGCTCAAGCGGGACAAATCCGTCATTGACGCCTCAACACTCTTCGCGCCAAATCCAACCGCCCGAAAGAAATGAGCGACCCCAAGAAACCCCTTTCCGAAGGCGAGCGCATGATGCAGGACTGCGAGCAGAAGTTCAGCCACGCCCCGCCGCCGCCCGGCACGTTTTACATGCCCCTTCCGGGCCGGGCGTTCGGCAAGCCTTCTGGCCACGGCAAGGCTGGCGGCAGGGGGCGCACGGCGAGGGGAAGCAAGAAACGACGTTCAGGCACATAATAGAACTAGATGGTATTATGACAATCGGATTAGCCTTATTGATACTAGGTTGGTTTCTCTGTGGCTTTCTGCTTCTCGTGTTGTGCTGTCGGATTCTCGGAGAATTGACAGTGGGCGACATTATCCTGTCAGCAACGCTTTCTCTCATGGGGCCGCTTGCGCTCATTGGCATTCCGGCGGCCCTGGCCATCAAATACATGAACACACCGCTATTCAAAACGAAACCAAAACCATGATGCCACGCGAGATTAGCAAAAAGAACCGGGCCGTTAGGGAGGCTTGGGAGGATGGAGCCGAAGTGCAATGGCGAGGGTCGGTCTCTGATCCTTGGAGAGACAGTTGTATGCCGGGCACATCGGCATCTCCATACTTCGCTGCGCCTGGCGTTGAATGGCGTATCAAACCGGCCGCGCCCCGCCGGAAGCCTAATGCCGAAAGTCGCTTCGTTCATTATATGGCGAACCTGGCAGGTGACACGGCCTGCGGCTTGAAGTGGGATGAGTACCGCCACTGTGGGGAGTGGGAGTCCGTCAGTTGCATCCCGTGCCTCAAGTATAAGCCCGAGGAACGGCGCATTATTCACTTCATGCGGTCTCAATATGAAGAAAGAGCGGCGTGCGGAACGCAATTTGAACCACCCCTCTCGCCAACCGATGAGGCTTGGTCGTGTGATTGGGCACGGATAAATTGTCCTCAGTGCCTCAAGCACAGACCCGAACCTCGTGTGGTTCATTTTGGCGATGGCCCGATGAAACGTCCGATCTGCACTTGTGGGCAGAACACCTCCGATGTGTGGCATGAAGTCACATGTTCCGCCTGCTTGAAGCATCAGTCGGAACCGTCGTCGGCAGTTCATTTTGTCGGCCATGGCAAGATTCAATCCGAATGCGGCATTATCCCCGTGAGCTATCAAGACCGTTCGTGGGATTGGAATGTTGTCACCTGCCCCAAGTGCCTCGCCCTGAAACCCAAGCCAACCGGCACCAAAAAGATCGAACCACCGGAGGGGTGGCGGCTGGTCCAAGACGACGAGCCTCTGCTCCCTGGGGATATGGGCCATGAACCAGAGGACGGGCCAAAATGTCTGCTGTCTGTTCCGGGTAAATGGGCGCCGCTGTTGTTGGTTCCCGATCCTGTCTCGCATAGCAGGGTTGCTTTCAGTGCGATGGACGCCTTTGCCCGAAAGTTGCCGGAGAGGTTGCAAACACAAATAGCGCCCTCCCCATTCACCGACAGGCCGCCGTTGCCCAACGTGGACTCCTTGCGAAACTGCTTGCACCGAATCGCTCGCGTGGACTATTCCTCATCGGCTTCGACAGCGCCTTCCGTCTCCGACCTGCGTGCCGTTGCCGACCATCTCGTGGACGCCATCGCGGCTATCGTTGAGCATTTGAAAGCATGATGGTGGTACTTGGTTTCTCGCATCGGGACGTTGAGGCCGCCGGCGGGCTCTTGCGCTGGATCGGTGAACTCGACTCCACGATGACGCTTTGCCATGAGCTTGTCCTGCTGTCCTCGTCCATGGTGAAGGCTGAGGACCAAGCGGCAATGGACATGCTTGGCCGAAGTGTTTTCCCGCTGACGACCAGCCGCCATCAGATAGTTGCTGACGAGCGCAATCTCATCACGGCCCCAAAGGCACTGTTCCGCATCGCCCTGCTGGAAATCAGCAAACCCCATCCCGTTCCGTTTCTTTGGCTGGAGGCCGATTGTGTCCCGATGTGTCCTGACTGGCTGGACAAAATCGAAGCCGCCTATCAGCTTTGCGGCAAGCCGTTCATGGGGACGATCTACCCTCACCCTAGACCACACTTCAATGGTTGCTGTATCTATCCTCCGTGTGCCCTCCGTTACAACCCGTTCCTGGTTGGCGAATCGGGCTACACTTTCGACAACGACCATCCCGAGTTGACGATGCGGCATGGCCATAACACGCCCCTGATCCAGCGGATGTTCGCCGACCCTGTCACGATAACGCCGATGACATTTCCTGATCAGGATAGCCTCAAGGTAATCTCGCCGGAATGCGTCTTGTTCCACGGTTGCAAGGATGGCTCTCTGATTGCGCGGTTGAGAGAGAAGCGCGAGCCAAAGCCGGCCTTAAAGCCGAAATCAGCGAGCGCCCTGATTGCCGACGGCAAGGCCGTCCGGCGTGCGCTGGCCGGCATCGGTAGATTGCGTGAAAACAGCCCCCGTCTGGCGGTGCCATGCACCATATTTCATGCCGTCGAGCGGCATGAGGGGATGGACGAGCGCAAGATGCGTGCGCAATCGTCTTGGGACCGGCTCTACTTCCAGGGCGTGCTGCCTTGCCACTTCTGGCGCTATCCCCGAACGGCTAGGGAGATCGGCGATCCGCGTGCCCTGCCCTACCTTAAAGATGTGCTGGAATTCGCCATGCGCCAGGCGGGGGATAACGACATCATCATGTGGACTAACGATGACGATTGGCTTCACCCCGAGTTGCCCGAACTGCTCAAGGCACACGTTGCCGAGTATGGCCCGTGCTGCTCTAAGCGGTGTGAGATTCATTCGCCAATTCTGGATTCTGTTGACCCGCCAGCCGCTTATACTCAAAATACTACACCGCACATGGGGCGAGACCTTTTTGCTGCAACCAAACGCTGGTGGAAATCAAACCTCCCGGAAATCCCTGACTTTATTCTTGGAGCATCTCACTTCGACAGCGCGCTTGCTGCAATGATTCATTTACAACATGGTTTGAGAGAGAGCCACAAAAGTTTGCACATCAGCCGCCATCCTGCTGATATTCCAAATGGCTATGTGGTCCATGAGACTCACCAATCGTACTGGGCAAGGTCTGACAACGAACACTCTGCCCCGTCTCAAAGACACAATTACTCACTATTCGTGCAATGGGCATCGGTTCACCTGCCGTCTTTGCCGGAGGGATTTGCCATCGTCCCCTGATTCCATGACCATCTACTTTACCATTCCCGATGCGCGGCCAGTGTGGTTTACTGATGTGCTTCGTTGCGCCCAGATGCGTTCAGGCTTGCCTGTGCGTGTTGTTGACCAAGTGCCCGAGCGTTTACAGTCATTAAGGGATGCCATTTTTAAGGCCCTGTCCGACCAACCGGAAGGATGGATGCCAAGATTTAACGGCATTGGTCTATTCCGCTGGCCTGTGCTCTTGGACGCGGTTAAGGACTTACCAGCGCCCGACTGGCCTATTGTGCCGCTAGACTGGGATATTCTGGTCTGCACGGATCTCAAGCCGTGGCTGGCGCGATTCGCACAACACGACTACGCCATCACGCGGGACAAGCACGGCATGTCGGCGGGGCCTTATCTACTGAGGGACATCCGACCACTGAGAGCGTTCTGCTCCACTTTGGAATCCATTGTCGAGAATCACTCGCCTATTGTTGCATTCACGCAGGATATGGACACTTGGGCGAGGGTAGGCCAGTGCTATGGCTGGAACATCGGCGATATGAGCGTCCCGCAAGATGGACAGGTGTTCGACCACAATCTGGGCGAGAGCAGCGGCAGGTTCGTCATGAACGGCGATCACAAAAAGATCGCGTTCGAGAACGGCCACCCCTACTTTTTCGAGGAGGGCGGGGCCAAGGTGGAAGCAGTTGCGCTTCACATGTGGTCCTCGCTCAAGCAGCGGATACCAGAATTTATGACCAAACTCGGACTGTGAAAATTCAAGTCGTGATCAATGCCTGGGCAGGTGGTCAAGCCATTTTTGACCGCCTCATGCCCTTCTGGAAAGCGCACGGCCTGCCCATTATCGTAGTCTGCCCGAGCAATTCCAAGGTCAAAACCACACTCCCGATCTTCGAGGCGGGTCCGGCGGG